CAGTAGCAAATCAACTAATAAAAGTTATAAAGGATAATAAATGACAGTAAGTGATAAGGAAGCTAAAGAATTTAATAAGACTCTTGAAGAAGTTAAAAAGAAAGTTAATGAAGACTATCAAGCTGGTGGTGCTTATAAAGCATTTTTAAAAATAATAAGAGAGGCCAAACAAGATGAAAAGAAGTAATTTCTATCCTAATGGAGAGATAATAGATTATTCTCTACCTCAATCATTTAGAAAGAGTTTAACTAAAGAGGTATGTGCAACTTGTGGATTATATTCTAACAAAAGGTCATTCTGTGGTAGATGGGGTAGTAAAGGTGTTAAAGATAATTATGTCTGTCACGAATGGCGACAAAGATTCTTTAAGAGATGATATGGAATATTTTATTTATCATCTTTTGGATTGATATTATCTTATTTCTTATAATTCTTGTCGGAATGATTATAATGTATATATGAAGCCTATTATTATTACATTAATGTATTTAACATTTGGTGGGGACATCAAATTAGATACTTTTGAAATAAATAGCAGTTGCAGTAGTTGGTTCCACCATAATGTAAAAGTTATAGAAAATAAAAAAACAACTTTATTTAGTAATCGTGAATATCATTTATATCAAGGCAAGAAAGTTATAGGTTATATTTGTGGTGGAGAAGAACCAAGATGAACTATCGACCTTTACCTGAATCCTTAACAATTAAAGCTAGTGGCATAGAGGGATTAGGTTTATTTGCTACTCAGGATATTAAAGCTGGTACTCAATTAGGTGTAAGCCATATAATAATAAGTGATGAGATTATTAGACTTCCGTTAGGTGGATTCATCAATCATACAGATAATCCTAACTGCATAAGAATAAATGTTGCGAATAAGTCTTATCTACATACCTTAAAAGACATTAAGCAAGATGAAGAACTTACATTGAAATATGTAATGTATCGTATTTAATTTCAAAACTTATTTAATCCTCAAAACTTTTGTGATAAAACCTACTTATGGCAAAGTACAAAGGAAGAACAGTTAGACTCAATAAACCTAGTAGAGGTGATGTAAAGAAGTTCAAAGTATTTGTTAAAAATAGAAGAACAGGTAGAGTACAAAAAGTGAACTTTGGTAGCAAAACAATGTCTATCAAGAAGAACATACCAGCTAGACAAAAGAGTTTCTTTTCTAGATTTAGACCCATTTTGGCTAAGGTAAAAGGTCAGAAGAATTTAAGCCCAGCTTATTGGGCAATACAAAGTTGGAAAAAAGGATTTAAGATATGAAGAAGTTATTAAAGAAAATATTTGAATGGATAATTAAGAGATATGAAAACTAGATATTGGGTAATTATATATATTCTATTCTTTTGGTTTGTAATGTCTGTATCATATGCAGATACTACTCAAAACAATGCTTCAGGTTCAAATACATCTATTACAGGTGGATATACCAATGCTACAACTTATGAGTCAGGTTCTAGTTCAGCTTCTACTACTACAAACAATTCAACATCTAATATTAAGTCAGCACCACCAACTGCTTCTGCGCCCAATGTAAATTCTAGTGGTATGGATATATGTGCTGTCGGTGCAAGTGGTGGAGTACAAACATTTGGATTAGGTATATCAGGTGGTAAGCAATTTAGAGATAAGAATTGTGAAAGAATTAAATTAGCAAGAGAACTATCAAATCAAGGAATGAAAGTAGCATCAGTAAGTTTATTATGTCAAGACGAGAGAGTATTTCAAGCTATGCACCACGCTGGAACACCTTGTCCTTTTGAGGGTCAAATAGGAAATAAAGCAACACAAGCTTGGAAGAAGTACGATAAGTTAAGACCTGATTATAAGCTTTATGTAAAAGAATTAAAAATTATAGAGGAAGCTAATGCACAAGCTAATAGTATTATTATTGATCCTGTTATCGACAACAGTAAGAAGTGATGAAACAACTTCTAACTTACTTAACCAAAACTTTGATTCAAATGGTTGGTCGGGAACTGCTGATGGTAGGCACGGGAATTCTGTTGTTGCTAGTGAGCATAACACTTATATCAAGTCTGAGTCTATTAGCTTATTGGATAATGCAAATTTAACACAAGGACAGATTAACAATGGCTTTACAACAAATCACTCTTTTAAATATTGGCATTGGAATACATACGAATCTAATGTTAAATCAACACAAACAATAATAGGTGCAGATGGTGAAACAACAACTCAAATTAGGAATTATAATAGCACTTCTTGTGGTTATACTAATTGTGGTGGTTGGGCTAGTGGGTCTGATAGTGTGGTGGTACAATCAAATATTCAAACCGATTACAATGTTTCAATTCGATATGACTTCACAGATACTAGCAATAATGCAAATGCTCATTACGGAGTCGATTTAAAAGAACCATCATTAACGATTACTTACGACCCTATTGTATTAGATAACAATACCATAACATTATTAAACGAAGTCTTTGAAGAACTAGAAGAAGAAATACAGTTTGAGGAAATTATATTTCAAGAAGAAATAGTATTTGAAGAATTTAACGAACCTGAAATCATTAAAGAAGAATTTAATATGGCTATGATAGAGGAAGAAGTATTAGAAGAACCTACATTAGAATCATTCCAAGAAGAAGTTATGATTACAGAAGAAGTACAAGAAGAACAAGCTAGTATGGAAGAAGCTTTTGCTATGGAGTTTTTACCTGAACCTGAACAAGAGCAAGAAGAAGTAGTAAGTGAAGAAATGGTTATGGAAGAAGAAACATTAGAAGAAGAACCAACTACTGAAACAGCAGATAAGCCACAAACAAAAACACAAGACTCCACAGAACAAGTGTCGAGCAAAAGTAGCACTTCCACAGATGAGAAAAAATCTGACATAAATGTTTCATTGGTTAAGACTATGGATAAAATTGATGAGAAAATCAAGGACATAGATAAGAATTTAAAAGTTAAAAATATTGTAAAAATAAATGCTATGGTCAATAATTCTATGTTATTAAGCTATCAAATTGAGTTTTATAAAGATAAAAAAATATACGAAAACCAACTAGATATAAGAGATGATAGATTATTATATACTGCGAATTTGGGTGAATATCAGCAAAGCGACCCTATATTTATTAAACAGAATCAAATCAATAATATTAGACTTGAAAAAGAAAAGTTGTTAAAAGAGATTGAGGTATTAAAAAATGGATAATATTAAAAACAATCTTACAAACATAGTAACTATTATTGGACTCATAACAGCTATCGGTGCTGGGTTTATTAAATATGGTGAAATACAAGAACAGCTAAATTCACTATCAGGATTAGACCTAAATCCACTTGTTAAAGAAGTGGCAAATCAGAATGTTAAAATATCTGTATTAGAAAAGACAATGCAAGTATTAGAACTAGAGATTAAAGAACTTAAAGCATCAGGCAAAAATCCATTAGCAAACTAATGAAGCAGTTTAACAAATGGATAGTACCTTTTGCTGGAACTATATTATTTGGATTATCAACTTGGGTATTAATAACATTGGTAGAATTACAGACTCTAGTTTATATGCTACAAAACGAACTTATGAATTTAGATAAAGTGATTGCTAGAATTTATGCACATATGGATAGACTAGCAAATTAATGGAATTTTTCTTTCCTATTAATACTGTTATTGCTTTAGTAGGTATTACATTTATAATTCTTTGGACTTTACGACCCTAGTGAATGAAAATAAAATTAACAAAACCACAATACGAAGTTAGTTCGTGTAATAAAAGATTTAGAGTCTTAATATCAGGCAGAAGATTCGGTAAGACATATCTTTGTATTACTGAGATGATGAAATACGCATCTAAACCAAATCAAAAAATATGGTATGTAGCACCAACTTTTAAGATGGCTAAAGAGATAGCTTGGTCGAATCTAAAAGAAATGCTTAATCAATTTAATTGGATTGACGATATTAACGAAACAACAATGTCTATTAGAATAAGAAAAACTAATAGTGTTATCTCATTAAAGGGTTCTGATAATTATGATGCTTTAAGAGGTACAGGATTAAACTTTTTAATATTAGATGAGTTTGCAGACATAGATAAAAGAACTTGGTTTGAAGTATTAAGAGCATCTGTTGCTGATACTTTGGGAGATGTTTTAATGTGTGGGACTCCTAAAGGTTATGGTAATTGGAGTTATGAAATGTATCTTAAAGGTAAGCAAGACAATAATTGGGGAAGCTATCAATATACGACTATTCAAGGTGGTATGGTTTCTAAAGCAGAAATAGAACAAGCTAAACAAGACATAGATATTAGAACATTTAGACAAGAGTTTGAGGGTACATTTGAGAATTATGCTGGTAGTGTTTATTATAACTTTCACCCTGTTGAGTCTGTAATAGATAAAAAGATTGATTGGGAAAGACCTTTACACATAGGATTAGATATGAATGTTGACCCAATGTCAGCTTGCGTAACACAAATCGTAAAAGATAAGATTTATGCAATAGATGAAATTGTAATTTATTCAAGTAATACTGATGAAATGTGCCAAGAGATTAGAGATAGATATGGTTCTAAAATGCAAATATTTATGTATCCTGACCCAGCTTGTAGGCAAAGAAAGACATCTGCTGGTGGTAGAACTGACTTATCCATATTACAAAATGCTGGTTTTAAAGTTAAGGTAAAACACAAACACCCAGCAATAAGAGATAGAGTTAATTCTGTTAATGCAAAGTTAAAAGATTCTAAAGGTGTTAGACATATTTTTGTTTCAAAATCTTGTAAAACAATGATAAAAGGTTTACAAAGACAGATATACAAGGAAAACACAAATATTCCTGATAAGGAACAAGGTTTTGACCATATGAATGATGCACTAGGTTATTTAATTGATTATATAAAACCCCTTACAAGTAATGTTCAGTTTTCAAGACCAACGAGATGGGCAATTAAATAATGAGTTACACAAGAGATCAAGCAATCGCAGTACACAAAGACTATCAGGAAACAGTTAATAATTGGGAGTATTATATTAGGTCTTATAATGGTGGTTACGATTATATGATTGGTCAATATCTTAATAGATATAATTTAGAATTAGACAACGAGTTTAATCAAAGACTAGCTAACACACCTTGCGATAATCATTGTAAGAATGTGATTCAAATTTATTCATCATTTTTATTTAGAGTAAAACCATCAAGAAACTTTGGTTCTTTAGCAGAAGAACAAAGCTTAGAGAACTTTTTAAAAGACGCAGACTTAGAGGGTAACAGTTTAAGTAATGTAGTTAAACAAGCACAAAATTATGCGTCAATCTATGGCCATTGTTTTATGATTTTAGATAAACCTAATATTCAAACAAGCACTAGAGCAGAAGAATTACAACAAGACATAAGACCATATGTTTCAATCGTAACACCTGAGAATGTTTTAGATTGGAATTTTGAAAGACAACCTAACGGAAAGTATGAACTCAACTACTTAAAAATAAGAGAAGAAGTAGATAGAGATGGTGGAACATATATGAGAATTTGGTATCCTGATAAAATTGATACTTTGTATATGCCTGATAGAGAAGAACCACGAATAATAGATACTGTCGATAATCAGATTGGCAAAATACCAGCAGTTATTTTATACAATTCCAAAAGTCACAAAAGGGGAATTGGTCAATCTGACCTTACAGATATAGCTGACTTACAAAAATCTATTTACAATGAATACTCAGAAATGGAACAATTAATCAGATTAACAAACCACCCATCATTAGTTAAGACTCCAAGTGTTAATGCTTCTGCTGGTGCTGGTGCAGTTATAGAAATGCCTGATGAATTAGAACCAAATCTAAAACCTTATTTATTACAACCATCAGGGTCTAGCTTAACTTCAATAATGGACTCAATCGAAAGCAAAGTTAATTCAATAAATAGAATTGCACATATTGGTGCAGTAAGAACTACTAAAACAAATATCTCTAGTGGTGTAGCACTACAAACAGAATTTGAATTGTTAAATGCTAGACTATCTGAGAAAGCTGATAATTTAGAAATAGCAGAAGAACAATTATTTAGATTATAT